TTTCTTCCATCTTAGCTTTCTCATTCTGACCATCCATCAATAGGAAGTCAGAGTAAGCTGCGTGTGCTACAAAGTAGAAGAACTCCAATGGAAGATCTGTGCTATTTGCTGTAACTGTAGCTAGCTCTTTCTTATATGTGACATACGCTGACTCTGTACTGTCGGTACTAAGGTTAATTAAATGAGCACCATTTGAATCAACGTAGAAGTTATATTCAATTGATGAGTTTCTTAGAAACGGCTGAGTCTTATGAATGCGAATGAACTCTCCAATATTACTAAGATCAGTCTCAGCGTATGGGATAGTTTGATTTGTTCCAATTGATCTAGCTTCACCAACAACTAAATACCGAGGCCACATCTGGCTAGATTGATAAGCTTCAAATACCCTTCGGTTTACAAAGTTCAGTACATTCACTTGCTCCTCAGTTGTAAATGCTCCTACACCAGCCAGAGCAGTAATAAGCGCATACAGTTCAGTGTAGGTCTTTTGTTGCATTATTAGATTCTATTTGGAGAAAGGTCTGAGAAATTCTTTTGGAAATATTTAAGGAAACCAGGAGAGTGAACTTCCGCATGTCCGTATTTAGCAATCAATCGGAAATACTCACGAGCTGGAATGGTAGCTACACACTTACCCAAAGTTGGATGAGTCTTGCCTACATTAGTACGTGCTTCCTGTCGTGCAATGTTTACTCGATGCGCTTCTGTCTTCTTTTCTTCAACCATTGCAGCTTGGAACTCCTCCATCAATGCGCGGTCAATTTCTTCGTCTGTTACTCCCTTTGGTTTATTAATAATTTCCATAATTATAAAAAAAGAAGGGAGGACTAGGATTGAACCCAGTCCTCCCAAATTGGTTAAGCGATTGCTGTGATCTTGCCGTGTGCGCCTGGGTGGTAAACACCAAGGGTCAATGTGCAATCCACGAATCCACGATCACCACCACCACGATTCTCAAGGCCAGTAGCTCCCATTGGGATAAGCTCATGGATGCCGTAGTAGTCAGGATTGAGCAAGTAACCAGTGTCTTTGTTCACTGTGTCAGGAGCGCAATCAGGATTCATGTTCACGATGGAAACAATGCCGTGGTCGCTTTGGTACAACTCAACGGAGAGTTTGATCTTCGCAGACTCACCATTGTAGTTTACATTACGAATGGAGTGATCGGCAGCAGCCGAAGTGCGAGCGAAGTCACTAATCTCACGGCGTAGGGCTGTGTCAGCAAACAAGGTCAAGTTGTTTGTTGCTCCAGTCACACGATACACAGAAGTGATAAGATCATTCAATGTTTCTTCGGAGAATGCACCAGTTGCATGGATGCTGTCAGCAGGTGTGCGGAAACCAGCAGGAACGTCAGCAGGGCCAGCAGAATCAATCCAGTCACCGAAACCACGTAGGCCGTAAGCTGTGGTGGAACCGTCTTCAGCAGCGCGGTCATTGGTGGAGCAGAGAGTTGCCTCAACGTCACGCTTCAGTTCGCGCATTGCCATTGCTTGTGCTTGTGCAAGCTTAGCAGGGCCAACCGAAGAAACAGCTTCTTGCAAGTCAGAAACTTGGTAGTCGCGGCGGAACTTCTGTACGTAGTTACCAAGACGAGCACGACCAGCGAACTTATCTGTGAAAGTAGTTACGTCAGCACCTTCACGGATACCAGTAGTTGAAGGGGCGGAGAGAGCATCAACTGTCCATTCTTCGAATGTAGCTGTAGCCTTTTTCTTGCTGGCCGAAGAAAGAATAGGAGTTTCTTCAGGAGCCAGAATGGTTAGAACGTCAGAGAGTCCTTCACGATTGGAAACACCAGAACCAGTGTTTGTAGTGTCATATGTATTTGAGAATGCCATGATAGTATTTTGTTATTATTTAAATTTGTTGCTTAGTTGTAGAGTTCGGAGAGTAATGAAATCATTCTTATCGCCAGTCTCTTTGAATCTTTTGCTCATTTCTGATATAGCTTTAGCTGATTTAGGTGCTGTCTTTTCTGGAGCAGAAGCATTGGAGAACGCATTGGATGGTGGGGTAATACGTTGTGAAGTCTTAGCTGGTGCTTCTTTTTTCCCGTACAAACTATTTGCAGCATGAGCCAAAATGTATGGCAGTTGTGCATCAATAGTTGGATCAAGGGATTTAAGAGACTTGCTAAGTTGTTCAAAACGCGGATCAGAAACCATAGCTTCGTAATGCTTACGAGTATCATTGTCTTCTCCTTGCATCCAGCTTAGTTCTTCTGTTGCTTTTGCTTGAAAAGCTTCCTTCATTTGAGCCGCTTGGTGCTGAGTCTGAATAGTCTTTAGTTGGGCTGGTAGATATTTATCCCGAGTCTTACGTGCGTTCAGCATAGCCTTACGTACATCTGACTTAGTTAGTTCCTTTCCATCCACCTCAGTGACTATATCATCAGCCGCATAACCATCAGAGTTAAAGAGAATTTCCTCAGCCCATTCAATCACTTGATTTGTCTCTTCAGCCTTACCTTGTAGGGCTTCGATAGTGTCAATGTCTTTGTATGGGTTGTCCTTTACTTCGCTTTCACGTTGTAATGGATTCTCGTCCTTCTGATTAAGCTTTGCTTCCAACGCTGCTAGTCGTTCTTCCGCTGCTTTACGCTTTGCTGTTAGTTCACCAAAACGTTTAACTGCTCGACTTCCTAGCTTGCTGGCTAGCTCTTGAAGTTCATCTTCGCTTAAATCATCTAAATCTTTAGAAAGAACACTGGCTTCTTCTTCCTGAGGTTCGGCTTCTTCACTCTCATGTTCAGTTGCTTCCACCTCTAGAACTTCTGCCTCTGATTCAAATTCTTCTTCTTGCTCAACTTTGGGTTCTGGAGTTGGGGCTGGCTGTCCTAGCATGCCTTCCAACTGCTTCGCCCTCCGACTTGCATAGTCGAGAACTGACATATTTGTATTTTCCATCGAACTTGGTTCAGCCTCGACGTTAGCTGTATTGATTTCATTTGACATAATTATTTCCACTCTTTCACGGCGAGCGTTTCCGATAAATATATATTAGCACCTACTGCAAGCTGTCTTTATGCCTCATGCGTAATGACTCCCAATCTGCAATTTTTAATACGTAGTCATAGGCTATGATTTCACCTGATAACTGCTGTATCTTTTCAATTGCTGAGTCCTGCATGTCTCCAATGGCATCCTCACGCAGATTGTGAATGCTCTTAATGAAGCGTCCAAATGTTTCGTGCATGGACAAGGTTTTGATGTCGTCTTCTAAGTTATTCATTATTGTTGCATTTGTTGTGTGTCCATGCCTCCCATTTGGGCTGGTGCTGTTCCGAACTTACCAATTTCAGCGTTCTGTGCTTGTTGCATTTGGAACTGATATTGACCTGCGTACTTCTCAATGCGTGCTGCAAATGCTTCATCGCTTTGTAAGCGTTGCCCTACGTCTGGCTGTGAAGCGTATTGTTGAATGACTTGCATTGCTAACTGAGCACCATTCGGACGTGCTGGCATTTCAATTCCTGCGAATATCTTAGCCAAGTCATCTGTAACATTCTTAACCACTTGCTCCTGTGCTTGCTCTGCTGGCTGTAACACCTTGTCTGCCATAAGCGGATCAATCATATTAGCTGCCATTTCCAACAACGCATCAACACTCATACGTCCATTGCGATCAAGCTGCATGAGTGAAACCATTTGCTGTAGCTTCTTCTCTTGAGTTTCTGGATCAGCATTCAATACATCGTAGCTAATGAAAATGTCATAGTTCTCATCGGGAGAACCTTTATCAAACTTCTGCATGTCTCCAGAGACACGGAAGAATAAACTGTCTGGGCCGAAGCGTTGAAAGTTCTTGAACGCTAAAGCCAACACTTCTGCTGCGTGACGAAGAAACTTATCCACCTCAAACTGACGCTTAAACTGACTAATTGGATTCTCAATGTCCAAACCAACTAGGCGATCCGCTTGAGCTTCCAGGGTCTTTTCAATTTCAATTGAACCAGAATTAAACTGAGGCACTGGCCCAAACTCAATTTCTCCCTTTCGGCGAACTGGAATCTTTCTGGCTGGCCCCCAGTCTGTAGGAGCTTGACCAACTGGGTGCATGATCGGTGGAATTGTGCTAATGCTGTTACGGTCTGCCCTTGAATCACGTTCTACTTTCACTTGATTCTGGATTCCTGTAAGTCTACTAGGAATGGTGGCGACATCGTACAGACGCTTGCTGTCCTCGGATAGCTTGGTAACAATTACGGGATAGTCTTCGTAACCGTTCATTAGCTCAAACTTTGCATAGCCTTGCGTACCATCGTCACCACCAAACTCACGATGGAAGATGGTTTCATAGATGCCCTCACCTCCGTCTTCTTCATCAATTAGACGTTGATAGCCATGCACAATTTCAATGAGTTCTTCTGCTGAACTCTGATTAAAAAACTGACGAGTCACTTCATTCCGATGGAAGTCACTGATCGATAAGTCCACTCCCATGTGATTATCAATCACGTAGTCTACGAATCCTTCATCCCATCCAGAAGTAATTACTTTGTTACGTAGTTCCTGTGGGGTGTAGTAAGTTTTGTAGAAGCAATAGGGGGCTTGTTGTGGGTCTGTTACGTAGTAGGGGAAGTAGAAGTCAGAGTCAGGGGCTAGTGTCTTTACCAATGGAGCATCCACCTGTCTGCGGATGATAGGAAGCGTAGCAAAGCCAGTTTTACGTAGTTCCTTCAATGCTTTCTTTGCTCGCTTTGGTGTAACACCATCGAACATTCTCATAAGCTGTTCAGTAAGAATGTCATCTGAAACACCACCTAGGATCATTTCTGAAATCTTAGGATCAATCTGAGCAATTTGATCCAAGCTTAGACGTTGAAGGAAGGAGCGATCCTCTCGGTTCCATCCAACATACGTAATCATAATGCCACGCTCTAACAAGTAGTTGGCTCCTAGTTCCATTTCCCTGTTGAAACGTTTAATGTAGCCACTGGAAACCATCCATTTTAGGAAGCTGGACACGACTTTGGATCGTGCTACGTCATCTGAGTTCACTGGATAGCCTCTGACATTAGCCCGATTTAACGCTGACATGTACAATGAAACCCATCGACTAATGCGCTCATCAATGACGTGACTCTCCATATCAGAAGCACCTTCCCAGGGGAAAGCATCTGCTCCATGTTTACGTAAGTCCTCTGTCTTACCAGCCCATAAATTACGTCTGTCGTCGTAACTCTTGCGGCACATATCAAAATACGTCTCAAGTTCTAAAACTGTTTGATCGTATGAGTTGCGCAAGAAACTCACGCTAGGCTGTTTT